AGGCTGTTGGAAACGAGTTATCCAATTTTCTTGGCAAAAAGCAATACATGCTAAAAGTTTCAAGAAAAGTTAGCACACTAGTTAACAAAAATATTGACTATGCTTCGCAAAGTTTGCCGCCTGATGTTTTGAAAGCGCTAAAAGATGGAACAGGTAAAGTTGCTCTAGACCCAGATAAAGTATCTGTATTCCATTACAAGAAAGACGATTGGTTAGTTTGGGCTAATCCTATGATTTACGCAATTCTTGATGACGTAATCATGCTTGAAAAAATGAAGCTTGCTGATGTTGCCGCTCTTGATGGTGCAATATCTAATGTTAGATTATGGAGCCTTGGAGATATAGATAATAAGATACTTCCAACTAAAGCATCTATTAATAAGTTAAGAAATATCTTAGCTAGTAATGTAGGTGGAGGTACTATGGATTTAGTATGGGGTCCAGAGCTTAAGTTTACAGAATCTAGCACGCAAGTCTATAGATTTTTAGGGAAAGAGAAATATGAGCCTGTACTTACGAATATATATGCCGGACTTGGGGTTCCTCCTACTCTCACCGGAATGGCTAACGGCAGTGGCGGATTTACTAATAACTTCATTAGTTTAAAAACGTTAGTTGAAAGATTACAGTATGGTAGAGATGTTCTTGTTAGTTTCTGGCAAGAAGAGATTGAAAGAGTTCGTAAAGCTATGGGCTTTAGACTACCTGCAAAAGTTCACTTTGACCAAATGGTGCTTTCTGATGAAGCTTCTGAAAAGAACTTACTCATTCAACTTGTAGACAGAAATATTATCAGTGCAGAAACTGTAGTGGAAAGATTTGGAGAAATACCAGA